TCTGTGTCTATTTCAATCATCGCATTGTCAAATTTACAATTTTCAAACACCACACCATCATCTCCAATACGAGACTTGGTAATTGCTATTGTGGCTAATTTCATTTCTTTTTGTTGTAATGTCTTTGCTACTGAAATAATAACGTGTCCTACTTGTGCTTTCTTAATTGAACCACCCATTTGATCTGTTGTTACAACTTCCGATGAAATAGAAGCTCTATTTCCTTGTGTTGCAGTCCAACCAACAAGGTTTAATTCGTGACACATAGCTTCAAATCCTCTCATTACAGAGCCTTCACTTTTCCATTCATCTCCTAGGTTTTTATCCGGAACAACACAGTCAATGTAGTCTAAAACAACCATATCTATTTTAATACCGTCTGCAATCATTTTTCTTATTTCATTTTTGATTTGCAACATAGTTTTTGTATCAGATGGTAGTTTCTTTAAGATTAACTCATTTGGCATCGTCTCCTTGATTTCATTTACTTTTTTCATCACCTCTTCCTTTTTTTCTGACAATTCGTCAGGGTGAATCTTTGTCCAGAGAATAAAATGTTTTCTCTGTATCACTTTTGGGTTGTCTTCAAAAAATACTTGAAGAACGTTAAATCCTAGGTTAAATGCGTGGTTTGAGATCTTTGTAAGAATGGTTGATTTACCTACACCGGTTGGTGCTAAAATAACACCTATTTCCCCTTTTGCTAGTCCTCCTTTCAATAATCTATCAATACCTGGTATTCCCATTGGGATTGGGTGTCTATAGTCTTCATCTAGGACTTGGTCTAGGTTTGAGAAGACATCTAACATTGAGGTGTCCTTTGACCCAACAAGTAACGCATCTCTTACTAATTCTTCTAGTGTGTCATAGTTTTCAAACTCACCTCCGTCAATAATTTTCTGAGCTTTTTTCATTACCTTCTGTAATTCTTGTTGTTTACAGAATTTAAGTGCTTTTTCTTGGACAAAATCAACTCCCTCGATAGGTGCAGACTTGATTTTCTTGATTGTGTCAAGAACTACTTTAACAGCAGTTTCTTGTTGTAATTCGGATTTTGCGACTTGTTCTAATGTATCAAATGATGGTGTGTGATCATATTTTATATAGTATTCTTTAATCATTTGAATAATAATTTTGAAGTACTTATTTTCAAAGTAATTGTTTTCGATTACTTCAATAATTGAGTGTGAAAAATCTTTGTCTACAATGATTTGGTTAAGTAATTGTATTTGAAAATTGTTGCCAAGATATTCAAAATTTTTGTTTGTCGCCATATAATTTCCTTCTGTTAGTAATGATAAATACTATTACTTTTGAATAAATTGTGGGTAAAAATAATTAAATTTTCTACCTGAAAAAATGTCAGTAAGTTCAGATAATATGCTTTTCAGCCTTGGGCGTAGGTCTACGGTATATCTGACCTTTGGGGGGTATACTTTTGCATCAAATGTCCTCTGACAAATTGTCATATTCTCAACCTTAATATAAAGGTTAAAATTTTCTTGTCCTTCGGTAATTGAGGTGTTTAATACATCTGGATTTTCCATAATTTCATACTGGTTTTCCATCATATAAACAACCGATCTCATTTTTAAATCATATTGTAATCCATTACAAAATGATTTAACGTAGTCGTAGAATTGTTCAGACTTATGTGCGTTTTTGTTAAATCCTTTAACATTAAAGAATCTTTGTACAACGATGTTATCATTACACATAAGAAGAAATTCTACTTTTGTTACGTCTTGATCTTTCATTTTTTTACTTTTTTGTTTTGTTTCTAAAATTTGTTTTTTCTTTTCTTGATAGTTTTAAAAATGGCTTTAAAAAATTTACCCAAGCGTCGTCACCCTTTGGGAGAAATTTGAAGAACCCGTCTTCCATCATCATTCTTATTAGGTTTCTATGTCCTCTTCCATCTGGATCCAAGGACTCTGAATAATATAACCTAACAAGTTCTTTTCCTTCCTGAGAAATTAATGGGTTTGCAAGATCCACTAATTTTTCGTTGATTATGAAAAACTCCTCTCCAAATATTCCCTCTTTGGTTTTCCCGCTTAGGAGATTTTGTAAAGCAACATTTCCCTTCTGTTCTGAAAGTAACATTTCTGCCTTTGTTAAAATATCGGTATATTTTAATTCAGTATCAAGTATTTCAGGAAACAGTTTAAGAAATGTTTTTTCACCCAAATAAAAAATACCATCAATATTATCTGAACTATCACCAGTTAATATTTTATAGGTTTTAACATTATAGTGTGGTATTTCGGATTCATATATTTTAATTCCGTCACCATTCTTATAATATCGCTTTTGTTGGGGTGAATATATGGTTACCTTTTCAGAAATTAATTGTGTTAGATCTCTATCTGATGAAAATATTGTTTTGTCCTCATCTTCAGAAATTTGACAATAATAGGCAATCAAATCATCAGCTTCTGATTGTTCTACCTCCAATTGTCTTACAAACATTTCCTCAAGGTATTGTTTTACTCTTTGTTTTTGTTTTAAAAAAGATTGTTCTTTAAAATCTTCTTCGTCTTTTTGTTTTCGATTTAGTTTGTATTTGGGATAGATGATTCTTCTTTGTGAAGAACCTGTTTCACTATCCCAACAAACAACAATTTTATTGTAATTACTTTCCTCTAAAAATTTTCTTAAAGTATTAAGGAAATGCCAAATACCACCAACGTGTTCTCCTTTATTAAAGAAATCTTTAACCCCATAAAAACCTATTTTTAATAGATTATTAGCATCAACCAATAAGGTTTTAGTCATTAAATTCTTCGTTAAGTGGGTTTGACAATACTGGTTCTTTTTTAGTCATATAATCAGAAAAGAACTCTGAAAATATTGCTTCCATTACAGGTACACAAATTGAGTTTCCAGCTAAAGCTACGTGTGTTGTATTTGATAATGATGTTGTAAGTAATAAATCGATATCTTCATCACGAACACCCATAAATCTATAACCCTCTCTTGCTGTAATTGTTCTTACTCTACCATCTTCTGTCAATATTTGCGGAGACCCACTTGTTGTTAAACAAGGTGAACAACCATCAACAGAATAAATTCTTCTAGCTTGATCATATTTAACATCATCCCTTCTACCGACTAATTTACAAATTGTATGTTTTTTTGGTGTGTGTGGTGTGAACTGACAATTAACAATTAATGATTCATCAAAATTTTGTTCAATATGGGGTCTCATAGAGATTCTTGTTTTTTTATGATTATCAACGTTCATCATCTTTTCTTTAACTTCATCAACACTACTATTTAGGACTGACATCATAAAAACTCTTTCTCTATTTTGGGGACAACCGAAATCAGCACCATTAAGTACTCTCCAAAATGAACTATAACCAAGTCCTCTTAAAAAATAGATATGTTTTTGAAAATTTTCTATGTGGTTTTTTGATATTAGATTTTTTACGTTTTCCATTAAAAGAAACTTTGGTCTATTTGCCGATAATAATCTTTCAACATCAAATAATAATCCACTTCTTGTTCCTTCTTTAATTCCTCTTTGTACACCAGAAATTGAAATGTCCTGGCAATTATGGGCGATACAACCATTTGCAGTGAATGAATGATCTTCATCTACTTCAATATCATAAACTGAATCATTTTTTTCAGTGTTTTCAACACCAATAATTTTTGACCAAACATATCCATTATCATAGAATATTTTATTTCTTTTTATTTCTTCAGTTTTAAATGTTACTTGATATGTGTCTTTTTGGTTTACAACTCTATTTTCAATAACGTAGGTTGATGGTCTTTCTGTTTTGTAGATAGAATATGGTACTTTATAAACTTTACTAACACACTGTGCGATACCATATATTAACTCTCGACTCACACTTGTAAATCTTTTTAAACCATTTTTCATTGTATAACCGTCAGCAGAAAAATACCCTTCAATAAATGATTCTAATAAATTAATCGGTAAATCTAAAATAGTATTATTTAATCTTTTACCGTGAGCATATTTACCAAATTGTTCAACAAATAAACCAATTTCTTTTTTTGGTAAATGTATTTTATAGGTTGACCCATCTCTAACAACAGTTGCGTTAAATTCTAATCTTTCTAATCTTTCACTAATATCAATAAGTTCTTTATCATTTTTATTAGTACAACAAATTATGATACCACTTTGATGTCTCATCCAGCCATCACCAATATATCTTCCAATCAACCACCAAAAATCATTATTATCCATATATTTTGATAATTCATTTTTGTGTCTGGTTTTTCTACCATCTCCCCATTTAAAATCAATCCCATCCCACTTTGGTATAATACTATTTTGATTTATCGCAACACCAAGATAATCATTACTTGTTAAATCCTTACATTCTTTCCAATAAGGTTCTGTTAGATTATTTTTATTTCCATCAATTTTAGACACAACATAGAACCTATGGTTTTCAGTTGTTTTTAATTCATCAAATATTGGTGATGTTACATTCCAAATTTCTTTCTTGCCTTGATCAAATTTGTTTGTAACTCTTTTATATGTGTTAGTATGTGTCAAAACTAAATCATCAATTTCAACATCAACAATATTTTTATAACCGGTACTTGTTAGTATTAATGTGTCTTTAGTAAAACAAGGGAATGAATATGTCAATAAATCACATTCTGGAAAGTTATTTTCATCAATTTTTGTAATATCACCTAAATTTCCATTTGTTGTTGTATGTAAAACGTCATAACATTCGTTTGCTTGTTTGAAATTGTCACAATTTGCAACGTTTTCATAATCAACCCCAATATATTTAAGTGCTAGTTCTTGCGTTCCATAACCGGAAAATAATGATACTACTTTCAACTTATTCTTGTTCATAAACTTTTTCTTCTTTTAAATCAAATTCACCATCTACACCAATAATATTTTTCCAATATTCAGCATAATCTTTTTTGTAATCTTCAATAGATTTCTTTTCTTCTGTTGCGTCTTTTCCAGGTAAAAATCCATGAGGTGTAACAATAATTTTTCCATCTTCAAATCCAAGTCCGTTGATATGGTTTTTCATAACCGATACTTTTGTTCTTGATGCAAACTTAACAGTTCTCTTGTCTTTTGTTGCGGTAATCTTTGTTGTTCCAGCGCCTTTTTGATTTCCATATAAAAATACCAATGATGAATTTAACCAAATTGCTTCACCACCCTTGGCCTTAATCTTTGGTTGTCCAAATGGATTGTCTGGTAATTCAACCCAAGGTTGATTTACAATAATCAATGTATTCTCAAATTTTGAATCTGCTTTTCTTGACCCAGAAATACGTTGGTTAATTCCCATGCCAATTTTATCGGCAAGAACTGATGCGTTATGTTGTTTACCACCTTTACCTTCATAGGTCATTTTACAAGGAACAGATCCAACAGAATCCCACATAATACATAGTGAATAATCAAGTTCACCTTTTTCTTGTGCATCTAACAAATCATTAATATAGTCTGTAATTTGTTCAATGTAACTAAAATTATTATTGAATAAAAAGAATCCGTCCCAAGTTAATTCTCCAGTTTCTTCATCAACAACTTCTTCACACTCAAAACCCATAAGTTTTGAGTGTTCAAAAGACCATTTTTGTTCTGTGATAATAAAAGCTGGTAGTATTTCTTTTTTCTGTGCGTCAACTGCTGTTTTAACAAGTGCTGTTGTTTTACCAGTATCAGAGTGACCCAAAAACATATTAATATGTCCCATCGCAGGACCAGGAAGTCCAACTGCATCCAAAAATGCTGGTCCTAAATCAAAGTATCTTTGTGGTTTGTATTTTGCGTCCGAAGAGAATTTTTTCTTAATCGAACTAAAGTCATTTTTCTTAATTGCCATATATTCTTTTATCTAAATATAGTTAATCATTTTGTAATAATCACTACCAAAATTAGGGTTTAACGTAAATTTTCCTTTATTATTTTTGGTAATACTATCCACCCTTTCATACATTTCTTTTGTTGTAACATCACCTAAACCTGAAATGTGATAAGTTGACATTCCCCACCTATATATCATTGTTGGTTTACCAGAATCTTCATAAATTTTTGCATTATTCTTAAATGTAATATCAAAGTCTTCACCAAAACTTTTGTCAGGAAATTTAATTCTATTTATATATGATTTTGTATAAACATTTCCATTATTAACATTACCAGTAATTTTATCAAATTTATTGTGAATAAAAAAATAATTGGTCTTTGGTCTATATATTTCAAATCCAGGATTTTTATTTATAAAATCTTCTGTAATCTGTAAACCATCTGGACCTAATAAATCATCATCGTCTAATCTGTAGATAAAATTAAAAGAACATTGTTCAAAACCCCACTTTAATTTTTGTGATACACTTGAGAATCTTTCTTTTAAATTAAAGATTCTAATTTGTGGGTGATCATAGGTATAGAAGTTATCTGGACTATCATTTACAATAACCATTTCACTTTTTTCGTGGTTTTGTA